AGAGTATATTCCTGGAGTAGACACTCCCAGACAAAAATTTGTTGGAAGATACATTTCATTAAAGAATCAAACTGATAATAATTCTTTATTTAAAAAGTTAAAAGATATTTCTAATCAATTTGATGGAATTAAAAAAGAATTTAATTTATATTATGAAGATGATACTCCAACTTCTTTACAAAATAAAGAAAATTTATTTATCAGTATTGATGGCGTTTTACAAAGATCGTCAGAAATTCCCGTACCATCAATTGAAAAATCATATTATATAATCAAAACTACTGTTCCAAATAAAATAGTTTTCCTTGAGGCACCGTTAGAAGAAACTAATTTTTCTGGTTATAGCATAGGAAACTATTATCGTTTAAAATTAGGTGAAGATATAACTTCTGGAAATAAAAGAATTTTTTCATTAAAAACAGTTTTAGATGATAGAACTTTCTTCGTTGACAATGAAAGAAACTTATTGGTATTCATAGATGGCGTTTTACAACAAAGGAATAAATCATATACTCTGTCAAATAGTAGTTTTATAACATTCAAAACCGATTTAACTGAAGGACAGGTAGTATATATTTTAATGTGCTATGGAAGAGATGAAGATAGACCATTAACAATTTTTGATTTCTCTGATCTTCAATATTCTAGAAGATATACACTTACTGTAAATACTAGTCTTGCTGCATTCTATATTAGTAAATTTGGAATGATTGGTAGATATTTATATTCAACAGATGATCAAACAGGAGAAAAATATTTTAACACCAGAGCTAAAATAGTTTCTCAAAAGAGAATTAATAGTACAACATATGAGTTTGGATTATTAAGTATTGGAAATACTAAAGTTTATACAAACCAACCAATAGAAATTCCTGGTATAGGATCTTTTTCACAATTCAACATCGTATCTGTATCGGATTTTGATAAAGATACTGATAATTTATTTGATGTATTAAGAAAAACTAACAGTCAAACCTACAAGTATATTGAATCTGGAGATTTAATAAAAATAGATGGCGAAACAGAATATAGAAAAATTTTAGATACTCCATTAACTGTTAAAGCTTATAGTGAAGCAAATTCTTACTTTGGCAAATTTAATTCATCAAATAACAATTCTCTAACTTCTTCTTTATCTGCTTCGGTAGAAGCAATCATAGAAAACGGACAAGTAGTTGATATTAGGTGGTCTGGCGATGCTATGCCAAATTACCTAGATGGAAATGATAGATTTAGCGATGAAGTTGAATTAATTTTTGTTTCGCAACCACAATTAGACGATGGTGGATCTATAATATCTGGTCCAGTTGGATCTGGAGCATCTGCAAAACTATACATTACAGAAAATCAAATAAGTGGATATCGTATTACTAGTAATGGCGAAGGTTATATTGTTCCACCTAAAGTTTTTGTTGGTTTGGGATATGATATCTTAAAAGCACCATCAAATCAAGCAAAACGTGAAATTTTTATAAAACCTCCAGGTTTAGGAATATTTGTTGCAGCAGATGCTATTCCTACAGAAGTATTCTTCCGTTACAAAGGTCAAGAACCAGGATTTTGGTTCCTCGAACCAAGACTTATTATTTCTGATTATTATGTCAGTAATTTTATTACATTATTTACCGAATACTTATCTGAATATGGAGAGCTAAAAACTGATACAAAGATAAGCACTAATTGGTATCCAAAAGCACTTATTGATTCTGTTAAAGACATAATTTTTGTACCTTTAGCAAAATCTTATGAAACTTCAGTTAAAACCATACCAATAGTTTCAGTATCTGGTGATAGGTCTTCGGTATCGGTAAATACAGTTTCTTATGTTCCTAACGTTACATTAGAATTAAATTCCGATAGCTTCACATCTGTCTTTATACAATTAGATTTTACAGATACTGATAGAGTCCTTTACGTTTCAAGCACAGATAAATTCACAGATACTGGTTACTTGTTGTTAAATGGAGAAATTTTATATTATTCTTCTAAATTCTCAGACAGATTCTTCATAGAAGAAAGATCTGCATTTAGAACACCACTTACAAATCATCCAGCTGGATCTTTAGTAAGACAGTATCTACCAGATGCTTCTGATATTCACATCAATAGAAAATCTCAAATAGAAGCAATTGTTGCTACACCACTTATTAGTATAAATTCTCCAGTTGACATAATATTACAACCAAGAGAGTTACTAGTAATCAGTAAGCAACAGGCAACATTTGGTGATGGATCTGTAACAATTGTAGAAATTTCTAGAGAACCAGCGACTGATTATGGCACATTAACACCTTCTGTTGACTCGCTAGTAATCACTAATATTGATTATGCAGTAAATGTAGAGTTACAAGATATTATTCTACAACCATTATTCAAGCAACTAATAATAGTTGGTGCTGTTGTAGAAGAGCAAATTGACTTAGACAATAAGATAATTCCTGTAATTTATAATACATCATTTGCTGAATATGCAGCATTAAATAGAGATATTCAAATAAACTCCATTGTAACAAATGTAGCGTCTCCAGTAACTGTTGAAAGTATTCTACAGCAGTCTGTATTGGTATCTATTGGTGGTCGCTTAGAAGATGTAGCTGTTGACGTAGAGCCTGTATTTGGTGGTGTTGCAACTGCATACAGCGTCTTTGCAGATGAAGTTGATACTGATATCATTCCATCAGTAGTATTTGCTAATATTACTCCAATTCAAGAAATTACCGTAACTCCTAGAATCGAGCAGTCTACGGTAACAGTTGAGAGTATTCTACAGCAATCTGTCTTAGTCTCCATTGGTGGACGTATAGAAGACGTTGCAATTGATGTAGAGCCTGTATTTGGTGGTATAGCAACTGGATATAGCATATTTGCTGATGCAGTTGATACTGATATTGTCCTATCTACAGTATTTGCTAATATTGCAGCAATTCAAGAAATTACTATAACTCCTAGAATCGAATCTGCTCTAGCAACTGTAGAATCTATTATAACTGTAAGTACAGATAGCATCAGTGAAGGCGAAGTAATATTCATAGAAACAATTGATCCTATTTCTTCTACAATAGCAATAGAGTTGAGCGTTGATGTATCTCATACCGCTCTTATTGGTATAGAGCCCACAATTAATTACAATATCAACGAAATCCGAGCTATTACTTCAATTGAGTATCAAATAGAATTACCTATTGATTCGGTTATCAGTATTTCTTCTAACGAAGTTATTCCAAATGATGTAAATGATATTCAAATCTACCGCACAATAGAAACAGGATTAGGAGCTGATGGTTCTGGCATCGATGTATTAGGTGAATATCCATATCAATCAGAATTGGCAAATGTATCTCCTGTAGATATCAGTGTTGAAATAAATCTAGAGTATCAACCAATTATTACAACTAATATCTCAACTATCCAAGAGATAACTGTAATTCCTCCAGTTGATGACGTAGCAGTTACATTGACAAATGTAGAGGCAATAATTGTTACATCTGAAATTGACCAACCTCTCATTGATAATTCGACTATTGCATATCAATCAGAGATTTATGTTGGAGTAACTGCTTCTTCGATTGTTATAGATTCTGTTGTGACAACCAATGAATCTCCAACTAGCGTTATATTCGTCAATACGCTTGGAATTAGTGAAATTGTTTCCTTCTACGAATCTTTAAGAACATCCCAGTCTTCAGTACCTTCTGATCCTGTGATATCACCAGTAGAAATAACTAGTGTTTCTACTACCATTATTGATAAGATTGTAGAAACTTCTATCACTCCAGCAACTGTATTGGTTACTTCTGATGATGCAGTAGTAGTAACAAATATTATTGAATATTCAATAGTTGTTAGCACAGCTGCCGTTTCGATACAAGAAAGATATCTTGGCGTAATTCCTGTTGGTATTGTTTCTCTACAAAAACCAGATGACACAATAATAACAACTACCATAGATAAGAATGAGGAGACGAATCTAATTGATATTGAAGTAATCAATGAAATTACTACTATAAGATCAACTGGTATTGTTGATTACTATCAAGAAGTCTTGTATTATAATACAGATATTCTTACAAGATCTGGAGATGTAGTATTGACTCAAAGTTATACTATTGATACCAATTTTGAAGATTCAATCACATTCAGAAATATTACTAGAGACAAGCAAGAATTCCCATACAACACATATGGTGTTGGTAATGTTGGTATTAGTCTTGGTAATATTGAATATAATTCATTCTTCAATAATACCAATATGTCAGATACTGGATATACCGCACCTGATCAGACAACAAATAATGTATCTGGAATGCAAATTGATCAGTTTACCAATACTTATCCATCACTCACAATTGAAGACTTTGAGCTCAGATCAAATTCACAAATATCAACAAGCGGAGATAGAATTAATATTGGAATTTCTACATTCAATACTGTTGATCCAATCGAAGAATAAGTTAATTATTCTCTAAATACCCTTATAAATATAAATAAATTTGCAAAATAAAAACGGAGACTTTAAATGGCCCCAATTATTTCAGAAAAGTTTAGAATTTTTAATGCTAAACAATTCGTAGAGTGCCTCAGCGAAACGCCAGGCACATCATACATGTATTTCTTTGTTGGTAGACCACAAGCATGGCTTACCTACATTGAAGTACAAAACGTAACTGGAACATTCGATCTAACTACTAACGAAAATATTAGTGGTACTGGTTTCGTTAGTGCTAAAATCAGAGAAGTGCTTCCAGTAGGAGCTACTGCTGCTCAAGTTAAAGCAATTCTTGTTTCTGATTTTACTCCAACCAACGGCACACCAACTCCAGGATCAACAATCACTGGTGCTACCAGTGGAGCAACTGCTGTAGTTGGAGAAACATTCCGTTACGGCACTGAGGATTCTCCTCTAGTTCCTTATGATAGTCAGCAAGAGAAGTATGAAGTTTATGCTGATCTTATTGCTGCTAAGAGAATTCTTCCAGAGCAAGTAAAGCACGTAATCAGAAGATACACTTGGGCTTCATATGCTGGTTCTAATGGAATTGGCACCAACCCAGCACAAGATATTGGTGATTTTGATATGTGGAGACCTGATTACTCTGCTAAGAGACCAGGAAAGACAAAAGCAACTTCAATCTCTACTGCTAGATTCTTTACTATTAATGAGCGTTATCAGGTCTTTATCTGCCTGTACAACTCAGAGGATAAGTGGTTAGCAACTCCTCAAGTAGAAATTTATTCTACTTTACAACCAGATACATCTTTACCCGAATATGATGAGGTAACAGGTCTATTTAAGCAAGTTAACGGAACAACAGGTCAACTTGAGTATCTATGGAGATACTACTATACATTATCACAATCTTCACTACAGAAGTTCTTATCTTCGGACTTCATGCCTATCGAACCATATGCTATGCAGGCAGATGGACTTATTGACACAGCTGGTGTTAATATCCCCCTTCTATCTGATTTCACTTTTGATGGTAAAATTTATGCTCTTCTAGTCAAAAACAAAGGTACTGGATTTGGTCTAACTGCTAATGCTATTCGTTACACTCCTATCTATGGAGATGGCACTGGCGGTGTTGCAAAACTAGTTTTTGACGCAACTGGTGCTTCTATTGCTCACGCTGAAGTTGCAGCTAGAGGATCTGGTTACACTTATGCTTCACTAAGATTTGAAACTGGTTTAACCAACCTATACACCTCATTCACTCCAACTGGCACAGATGGAGAAGGTGGCACAGTCGGCGGCACATCAGCAGCAGCTGCTGGTAAAGCAGATGTTGAGGTTGTAATCCCTGTACAGGGAGGACATGGTGTAGATCTAGTTGAAGAGCTTAATGGTAAGCGTATCATGGCGAATATTCGCTTAACCTACGCTGAAGGTGATGGCGACTTCCCAGTAGATAACGATTTCAGAAGAATCGGTATCATGAGAGATCCAAGAGATAAAGATGGCAATCTATTAACAGCAGATACTGTCAGTAATCTAAAAGCAATTTATGTAACCTTGAATGCTGCAAACTCAAACTTCTCTGTTGACGAGGAAATTGAGCAAGTACAAGGATCTAACTTTGCTAGAGGAAGAGTTGTTTCTTGGAAGAGATTCGATTCAACTCATGGTTGGTTGAAGTATGTCCAAACTCCAGAGCTTCATACTAATAATGGTTCTGTAAGAGCATTCTCTCCTACTGGAACAATTACTGGTAAGTCATCTGGTATCACTGGCACAGTAGATACTGGATACGATTCAAATCCTCAAACTGATGAAAATAACACAAGTGGTCTAGAATTTATTGATGGTTTCTCTGTCCAAGAGCTCAAACCAAATTCAGGTGAGATTATCTATGTAGAAAACAGAAGACTAATCACAAGAGCAGAAGATCAGATTGAAGACATCAAGTTAGTTATCGAATTCTGATATCAATTTTTATATCTAAATTAACATCATAATAACGGTGTCATAACATGCCCCAGAAGATAAATCTTAACGTCAATCCATATAACGATGATTATGATTTTTCAAAGGGATACTATAGAGTTCTCTTTAGACCTGGATATTCTATCCAGTCAAGAGAACTCAACACCTTGCAATCAATATTACAAAATCAAATTGAAAATATTGGCAGAAGTCAATACAAGCAAGGTCAGCAAGTAGTTCCTGGAGAAGTATCATTAAATACTAATTTAAATTATGTAAAACTCTCATCAGTTTCAGAAGAAGCTACAAATGTAGGGGGTGATATTGTTTTTCAAAAATATGATATATCTAAGTTAATTGGATTTACTTTACAAGGTTTGTCTTCTGGGGTTACTGCTACCGTAATATCTTTTGCTTATTCGACAGAAACAGAATCAGACGTTTTATTTGTCAAATATACAAACAGCGGTAATTCTGGTGAAGAATTTACTTTTAGGCAAGGTGAAACATTAGAAGTAATTGATATCGAAAATACTCCACTCTTGGTGGTTGGCACAGACGGAAATATTCTTCCTGCTACTATAGATGTCATCGATTATAATACAGGAGAAATTGCAAACTTAGATAGTCCTGCAATGGGATTTGCTTCGGCTGTTAAGGTGGAAGCAGGAGTTTATTTTATCAACGGATATTTTGTCAACAACACAGAACAATTAATAGTAGTAGATAAGTATTATAATAAACCATCGGTAAAAGTTGGTTTTTCAATTACGGAAGAAATAATATCCGCTGACGAAGATTCTTCTTTATTTGATAATGCAAGAGGGTTTTCAAATTATTCTGCTCCTGGAGCAAATAGACTTAAGATTGATCTATCATTAATAGTATATCCATATGATGCTAATACTTCTTCTGATTATGTGCAGTTATTAACTGTCAAAAACGGTGATATCCAGAAATTAATAAAGAAAGAAGAAATTAATGCTGTAGAAGAAATTTTAGCAAGAAGAACATATGATGAATCTGGAAATTATATACTTGAAAATTTTTCAATAGATTTAAGAGAATATTATTTAAAGAATAATAATCAAGGTACATATCCTTTAAACACAGAAACAAATACCGTAAATGGTTTGAAGCCAGTAGATGCAGAGAAGCTTATGATAGCATCTGTTGGATCTGGAAAAGCATATGTAAAAGGTTATGAAATTATTAATAATGATTCCAAGTATTTAACAATCGATAAAGCCAGAGATACTCTTTCTAAGCCAGGAAATAGGTTGAAAGTACCTGGATTATCTTCATTTAATATTACTAATGTTTATAACAGTATTCCATTAAACGCAGATGGCGAAGATTTAACTGCATATCCAGATCTTTATCTTAGTTCTGTTTTTAATGATGGTTTTATTGGATTTAGAAATGTAGATGAAAAATATAACAGAAGAGGACAAAAATTCCAATTGAGTGATGGTGTTATCACTGTTTATGTAAAATTAAATGGAGAGAATCCAACATATCCAGCAGAAACAGATCTTGGAAAGAAATTGTGGTTTATTATTGAAAGAGGCACTTCTTTAGCGAATGTTATTTCAAAATCAGCTACTATAATTGGTTATGAATTAGTACAGAGACCAGATATTGATTCTTCAGAAACAGTTTATATAGAATATACTTTATTAGGAAATAAAGAAGATTTACTATTCTTAAAGAATTATGATGAAACTTCTGATACTAAAGTAAGATATATTTTTAAATCTAACTCCGCTGATCCAAATCAAGATAATGGACAGACATTAGCAAATTCTTATTATTATGTAGAAAATCAACCAGTTCCATACGGAGATGTAATTGATAATAATGAAATTATTACTCCTATTATAGGTGTTTCCAAACCAAAAAATTTCCAATTAACCGAAAAAGGATCTGGATTTAATAGAGATGTAGACATAATACTTTCAAGAGGACGAGTATCTTCTGGAGATTCTGTCTACAATTCAATTTTTAATCTCTCATATTTCAATCCAATTTTCTTTACGAAATTAATTTTAGATTCAAATCTGGATACAGATACTTTTTTACCAGGAAAATATGTATATGGATTGGTAAGTAATGCTTATGGTGTAGTAGAAGGATCTAATACGGGTAATTACTCTTTTGGAAATACTTTGTTTATCAGAACTATATCAGGACAGTTTGTTGGTGGAGAATCTATTGTTGATGAAGATGGAAACGCAAAGAAGATCGCAAGAGATAATACGATTTCCCATTTCAATGTATTAAAAAGAGGAAGTGGTTATGTAACTTTGGCAACTGGTGAGAATTCCGAAGTATCAAAACTTTTAATTAATGGAGTTACTTACGAAACAACCGCTATTAGCCTCAGCACCTTAGCATCCAGCATTTATAAAATTGATATTGTTAACAGAGATTTAGTATCAGAAATATATAAATCTACTCCTGCTGTATCTGTAACAATTGGATCGGGAGCAATTGTAACTCCAATTCTATTCAAAAACACAGTAACTACATATTCTCCACAAAATGTAAAATCTACATTCTGTACTTTTGGATCAGAAGTAAAAAATTACGTATTTACTTCTGATGTAGAATCGTTCAATTCTTCATACATTGAATCAAAAATTTTAACAGATTTTACTTTTTCTGGAGTTGCTGGATATAAGTTTATAGAATGCAATGGATTTTCTGGGGATCCATCCACAGATTTAATACAAGGAGATATTGTACAATTCGTATACAATGATAATACTGTAGAGAGATCGATTGTACAATATGTCATTCCTCCTTCTGGATTATCTAAATCAAGAATTTATTTAAATGCTGTTCTAAAAAAAGATGTCAATAACATTAATGTTATTAGAATTAGACCATTAGTTGAAAACTCTACAAATGCTAGTTTGATAGTGCCAACTGGATCTAAGTATCTAAAAAGTATTGTAGATTCTGTTGAAGATAGCAAAATAACTTATTATATAAGAAGAGATTTTGTAACTAAATTAAGCTCAAATGGTAATAATATTACTTTTGCCGCACAACTTCCATATGGCACTCAAAGATTTGTGTCTTTTTCTGAGAAATATTTCTTAATCACTGTATTAGATCCAGATATTGCAAATAATCCAAATACAACAGTAAAGACTGGAGATATTATTTACTTGACAAATGAGCAAGTAACTATAACAAATTCAACCGAAACATCGACTGGTTTAACTGCTGGAAGCGTCACTATAAATTTACCTTCAAACTTTTTTGGAGAAATTGATAGTTTTGAAAATTTCAAAATTAAATTGACTGCTTCTATAGAAGTTTCAAAACCAAAACCAAAATTGAAAACGCTAGTATCAAATAAAAGAATTGTAATTACATCATCTAGCGATAGAGTTATTCCATTTAGGGGTGTAGGATACGAAGAAAACTCTTCTGAGGTTTTATCATATTCTGATGCATTTAAATTAAAATATGTTTATGAAGGATCCCCTAGTGTTGCACCTGTAGTAAATTCTGATGGTAAATTAGTTTCAGGTATTGATGTAACTGATAGATACACATTTGATAATGGACAGAGAGATACTTTTTATGATGTTTCTAGAATAATTTTAAAGCCAGGATTGGAACCACCAACTGGACAATTAGTTATTGGATTTGATTATTTTGAGCATTCGCAAGGAGATTTTTGCACCATAGATTCGTATGTCCACGAAGCTGGTGTTAATGTATCAGATATTCCCGAATTTAATTCTGCCGTTTACGGAAAAATTTCTCTTAGAGATGTATTTGATTACAGACCAAAAGTAGATACAACTACTATTATAAGCGGATATGAAGATTCTACTATTTTAAATAATCCAGTTAGTTTTACAAAGAGTGGTGGATCTATCTCAAATACTATCGCAATAGATGATAATTTAGAATTTAATTTACTCTTTAATTCGCAACAATATCTTGATAGAATAGATGGGTTATTTTTAAATAAAGATGGCACATTTACTATTGAAAGAGGAACCTCTTCTTTAAATCCAAATAGACCTCTTTCAAGCGAAGATGCATTGCCTCTATACTACTTCTATATTCCAGCATATACAAATGGAGTAAATGACGTTAACATTTTACCAGTTGACAATAAGCGTTATACGATGAAGGATATTGGTAAAATTGAAAAAAGAATCGAAAGACTAGAGCAATATACTACTCTTAGTATATTAGAGCAACAAGCATTGAATATGCAAATTAAAGATGAAGTTGGTTTAGATAGATTTAAGACTGGGTTTGTTGTCGATAATTTTGAAACACATAGTATTGGAAATCTAGCATCCTTAGATTATAAATGTGCTATAGATCCTCAACAATCTGTTTTAAGACCAAGAAGTTATGAAAGTGATATTTCTCTAAAAGAAATTAATACTAGAAATGTAGAGAGATTAGAAAATAACTATGTAAATAACAACAATATTATAACCCTACCTTATGTAAATTTAGTATTGGCGCAAAATAATTTTGCAACTAAAAAGATAAACATCAACCAATTTTCAGTATCTCAATACGTTGGTGATGTTAAATTAAATAATCCAGTATCAAAAACTTACAACAAGAATGTTTTCCCAATTATTTTAAATAATGATAGCAAATTATTCTCTGTGTTTTATGCTAAAAATAATACAAGAGATGGTGTAGAAAGCATTTACAATAATTATATTGTAAACTGGGTAGGAAATGATAGAGTATTTTTCAATTCTCAACCATTAGATCAATCATTAATTAATAATTTTTCAACTACTTTATCTGCCACAGTATCAAGCACTTCAAATATTAGTCCACAAAATAATGAATTAGCAAAAGGAATAACTACTTCAAAATCTGGATCTAATAATGTTGTATCATCCATTCAATATTTCTGTGATTCTAACGTTGTTAAATTTACTCTAACAAGGTTAAAACCAAAAACAAAATTTTATGCATTTTTAGATAATAAAAATATTGATAAATGGATTGTTTCTGACTTTAGATATACTGGCATTCCAGGAAATTCTTTAAGTACTTTTGGTGGTGGTATAACAACAGATGACAACGGTAATGCAAGTGGATATCTAATTGTTCCTGCTGGATACCCTCCTGTTTCTGGATCTACTTTTACAGAAAATGTAGAAAATATTCTTTATGATACAAATGAAAGTGAATTATATTTCATAACAGGTAACAAGAATTTAAAATTCACTTCTGATTCTACAGGATCAATTTCCAGTAGTGTCGAAAGTTATGCCCAAACTTATTATTATGTGGTTGGATCTAATCCAATCAATCCATCAAATATTATTTCTACAGTACCAGCAAACATTAAAACTGAAGAAGGTATTCAGTTATTTAATGGAAGCAAAGTTAAACCAAATCCATTAATTCAAACATTTAAAGTAGAAAATTATCCTGGTGGAGTTTTTGTAACCGCATTAGATTTATTCTTCTCTAAAAAAGTTAATACCTCAGATATTAGCTCCATCAAGAAAAATTTACCAGTAAGAGTTTATCTAACTAATGTAGAAAATGGTAAACCTGGAAGGCACGTTATACCAGGAACTGAAGTTTCTAAAGTTTCCGATACTTATATTAGAGTTTATACAAATGGCAGTGTTAAAGTATTGAAAGATGAAATTTTAACGGGTGTTTCTTCTGGTTGCTCTGGTCCAATTAAAGAAATCTTAGATAAGAATAATATTCCACTCATTACTTCTGTAAACAAAGAATATTTGCTATCGGAAGATCAAATCTATACTATAGTTCTTTCAAACTATAACGGAAAAACTTTTAAACAAAATGAAGAGGTTAGGACAAATACCTTAATCCTAGACAATGCCAAACAATCAACTGCTTTAAGAATCACTATATCCAGAGATTCTGGTAAAGTTACTGGTCTTGAATTAAAATCAACTGGTGGTGGATATGAGAATGCCTCTATTACTATGGAGAGTCCACAGTTAATAGGAGGAATAAATTCTACGGCAAACATATATGTTTCAGATGGGATTGTATTTGATGCTGATATTTCTATTCCTGGATCTGGTTATACAGATCCTCCTGCTGTAATTATCAATGGAATTGGCAATTCTGCTGCTGGAGCAGAAATAGTATCAACAATAACCATTGATACTCCAGCAGTTATTATGGGTGTTGCTTCTGACACTGAATCAGAAGTTTCAACAATACCAACAACTTTTACTTTCGATCACCCAATTTATTTACAAAATGATACTGAATATGCTTTTGCGGTAGAATCAGATTCTTCTGATTATGAAATCTGGGCATCTAAGTTAGGAGAGAATGAAATTATTACAAATTCTGCAGTATCTTCACAACCACTATTAGGATCTTTATACAAATCTCAAAATTCGGAAAATTGGTCTGAAGATATTTTTGAAGATATTAAATTTACTATCCACAGAGCAGAATTTGATATTTCAAGGACAGCATTAGTTAAGTTAACTAATAATCAGTTAGGGTATGAAAAATTACAAAATAATCCAATAGAGACTTATTCATTGTCCGATTCTACCTCAACTTCAAAATTATTTAAAAATAGTAATAAAATTATTAAAATTAATCATAATAATAATGGTTTTGAAGATAGCGGTGTTTCTTATGTCGCATTTAAAAAGATTAACAATATTTCTGGATTAGAATCTAGTGAAATTAATAGTCAACTATTTAAAATTATTGACTCTGGAATTCAATATTATACTATTGAATTACCAAAGGAAGTTTCTAGCACAGAAATTACAGGTGGAGATAATGTAGTTTCTTTACATAACAAAAAATACGAAAAAATATTTACACAAATTGATTATATTTCTGCTCCAGAAACTTCTATAGAATCTTATGTTAGAACAACAAACATAAGATCAATAGACGACGATTCAGATTTAGTTTCATATACTCAATCTTCATCAAGAGAGAAAATATTTTTAAATCAAGAATATTATTTCAATAATCAAAAAGTAATTTGCTCCAGAATTAACGAAATTAAAAACCTACCAACTATAGAAAATAATAGATCATTTGTATATGAAATGGAATTGTCTTCCAATAAATCATATCTATCACCACTTATTGATTTAAGAACCGCCAATACTAAGATTGTCACAAATATTATTGAGAAATCAAATGGTTTTGAAACTAGATATGGAAGAACAGATCAGATATTGAAATTATATTCTATTTTTAAATTGAAGTACGCGGGCACTGGATTAACTGGTGTATCTGCTTCTGATATTGTTGGATCTCCAACAAATACAAAAGTAATCAGTGGATATACTTCAAAAGCAAAAGGTATTGTATTGAAATTTGACAATACTACAAATAGTATTTGGGTCAAGATGTTGACTGACACTGTTTTTAAATCGAATGAAACTTTAATCTTTGACAATATTCCTGCTTTGTCAACTTTCCCAACATCAGTTACAGTTGCAAATAATGGTGTTGATGAAATATTATTGAATTTTAATATTGGAGATACCGTAGTATGTTGTGATAAATCATCTTCTAACCTTAACAAAAAGTATGACAATGTTATTAGTGGAAAAGTTATTAGATGGGATGCAAGAAATAAAGAATTAATTCTTTCAAATAATAAAAATCCAATTAATAATGATTATTATTCCTCATCTTCTTCACCTTCATTTGCAAGAATACCATTCTCTATTACAGAAACTACTGGCACTGCACAATTACCTGATATTTTCAGGGTAGGTGACATTTTATCATATCCAAATATTGCTACTGCAGATCGTGCATTTGCTGAAATTAAGTCTTTATCTTATACAACTGGTATTCTTTATACTGCAGAAAATGCGTCAAAAAATAGCTCATCTGTAGCAAAATATTCAACCAAAGAAATTTTTGTTACTACACCATCAACTTCACTAGATGTGAGATTGAAAGCAAATATTTTCAAAGAAGACGACATAATTGTTTTATACAAAATAAAGTCTGCAAGCTCTCAGTATAATTTTGACGATTTGGAATGGAATTATTTTAACGAAACTGGATTATCCGATATTTCAGTAACACCATCCCCAGAAAATATAATCTCTGGATATCTAGAAAAGCAATCTTCATATAAAGAATATAAGTATAGTGTTTCCCAGTTACCAGAATTTTCTTCATATGCTATAAAAATAGTTATGAGAAGTTCAAATGTAGTTTTTGTGCCAAAAATTCAAGACTGTAGAATTGTAGCATCTTTCTAATATCATGAAGTATGAAAAAGTATTGAATTATTCTAATTTAATAAGAGATCCTTCTACTGGTGCCATTATAAATACTGATAAAGTAGATATCACGGAATCTAAAAATATTAAAAATAATCTTTTTAATATTTTAAACATGCAAAATGAAATAGATTATTTAAAAGGTGAAATTTTAGAAATCAAAAATCTTTTATTAGAGCATATAACCAGACATGGCTAAGAGAATCGTTCAAAAGACTTTCACATTTGAAGAGCAGAGGCAGGAGATTAACCTCTTAGCTGATGATGTTGGCGATATTCAAGATATCAATACCGTTGGTAATACCAGTGTAGTTGATTCGTTTAACGAAATTATTGCTACTCCAATTGATGATGTTTTCTTGGAAGACAATGATTCCGAAAACGCAGACAAACCAATTGTCTTTGCTCAAAATATTGTTTTAGAAGAAAATTATGCAACTGTAACTGGATTGGATCCAGCTACAAACCCCAATGATTTAGACTATGCTCAGTTAGGATATGACTCAACAAACGGAGTCTATTATAATCCATCAACTAGCACAGTAAAAGCTGGTAATTTTCAGGGAGATATTAAAAACACCAGCGGTGAAGTAGTTTTAGATACTGGCACTAATATTAATAGTGGAGTAGGAGCAAGCAGTGCTTCTTACACTGGATTTTTAAAAACCAAATCAACAAATCCTGGTTTTGATATCAATAATACCTTGATGACTTTGGCACAAAATGCTGCCATGACGTTGAATCAAGGATCCGAAATTAATTTAACTACTGGCACTGATGTAGGTGCTTCTATTAATATTACAAATAGTAACCAAGTAATTTACGTCAATGGTCAAGACGAAAATGCTTCGGATGCTGCAGACAACAATGGCAGAAATATTAACAGACCATTTAAATCTATTGAGAGAGCTTTAATAGAAGCATCAAGTAGAAGTTTTGTTGCTGGAATAGGTACAGAAGAAGGCGAAGTCGGTGCTGATAAATTTGAATTTTTTAGCATCATCCTATTTCCTGGATTATATGAAATTGATAACCGTCCAGGAGTTACTGATTTAGGCACTATTCAAGCGCAGAATTCTTCGGCTTTTGCAACGACAGCTGCAGCAGAACAAGAGCTATACAAATTCAACTCAACTCGTGGTGGTGTAATTGTTCCACGAGGCACTTCTATCGTTGGATTAGATTTAAGAAAAACAGTAATTCGACCAAAATATGTTCCAGCACCAAATGATGGTGACATTTTAAATACGACCGCAATTTTCCGCCTAACTGGTGGTTGCTATATTTGGCAATTTACAATTAAAGACAAGTTAGGTGCTGAATACAGTCACCATAAATTAACTGGTTTTGAATATGCTGACTATGAAGATTTAGAATTATACTATAATAAAGTTGATATTTACAGCACAATCAATGATCCATTAGCAGATGGTCCATATGATCAGCGAGTTGAAGAAAACAGAATTGTTGGATTTGTACAAAACAAATATCTTTCTGATACTGTAGCATCAGCATCTCCATACGTATTCAACATCTCACTAAGATCTGTTTGGGGTATGTGCGGTTTGAATGCCGATGGATCTAGATCTACTGGTTTGCGTTCTATGGTTCTTGCCCAGTATACGGGTATTTCTCTACAGAGAGATGATAGAGCGTTTGTAATTAAAACTGAAGATGGTTTAAACACAACACTAGGAGAGCCTACTACTAATGTAGACAATGTAGATCAAAGGCATACAAATTCTAGTTCAGAATACAGAGAAGATTGGAGACATTACCACATTAAATGTAGTAATAATTCATTCTTGCAGGTTGTTTCTGTTTTCGCGGTTGGACAGGCAGATCACTTCCTTGCTGAAACTGGTGGTGACATGTCGATCACCAACTCTAACTCAAACTTCGGTAACAAATCAGTTATTTGTGTAAGTCATAGACCTGATACTTTCAACCAAGATAGTGGTGGATATGTCGTTGGATTGGTACCTCCTAGAGGATTAAATCCAAATGCAGAAAGCAGTATTACTGTATCTGAAATTGATTTCAAATCAACTTTGAAAAAATATAATGATGTTATCCGAGATGCTCCTGGAACTGTCAGTGAATTTAGAAAAGTTTATGTTAAATTGAATGGAGAAATTTTTGTCAGAGAAGATGATATTCCAGAATATTATACAAAAAATTCTGTTGGCACAGAAATATCAGCAGAATTATTACTAGATGATGTAAATTATTTGCTAGGTAAGAGAAGATATGACACTGGCAGAGTGGAAGGAGTTTATGCTAAATTAGGCACAAATCCAGATAATTCTTCAATTAAAACTTGGGCTTCACCATTAAGAGATAATTTCTCTGTTGGCACAGAATTTTTGGATTATGACCCATCTTCCTCATATGTTGTTGGTGATTTAACTGAGTCTAGTTTTGCTTCCACGTTTGGTAATCCTGGACCAAAAAATAATCTAGCGAGCGCAATTAGTGCCTTCACTCCAACTACTACAAATATAGTTGGTGATCCAGGAGTAATTGCTCCTGGAACTTACACTGCCTCAATTTCTGGCACCACAAACACTACTGCAATTTTCAGAGTAACTGTAAGTGGCACTGGAGGCACACAAACAGCTGATGTATTTTTATTACCTTCTGGTATTACTACTGTTTCCGACACTACAACTAGTGCTACTATCACAAACTCTAGAAATTTATCTTATAAAAATATAACACCAACTACTACATCAAGCACTACTGGTGGAAGCGGTGCTATTTTTGATATTGATGTAGTTGGAACAAATTACGTATTAAGAAGAATTGTAAGCTCTGGAAATAATTATAGTATTGGAGACACTCTAACATTTTCTGGTATTGCTCTAGGTGGAACATCTGGAGAAGATTTAGTGCTTACCGTCACTGGAATTGAAAGTGGTGGATCTGATTATTCTATAAATGATGTATTTACTCTATCAATTGATGATGGTGTTGATGGTGCTAATATCACTGTAACAGTAACTGATGTTACATTAAAAACTAATGTTATTGTTAATACAAATGATCTTGAAACATATGTTTCTGAGACTAATGCGTTTGCTGATTATGAATTGATCGGTGATGGATTTGACGCAGAATTTACGGTAAGCGTAATTCCAAACCCATCAAATCCAGCAAACTTAATTTATAAAGTAGATTTATTAAAAGGTGGATCTGGATTTAAAGACGGAGAAACTATAAGTTTTCCTGGATCTTTATTTGGAGCAGACGATAGTGGCGCATTTGATGTAGTTATTTCTATTGTATCTGTTGGCACCGTTCCAGTTTTAACTAAAAATACTATAAGAAAGTATTATGGTTGGGAATACGCTAGAACTGTAGATGGAGAAAGATTAGGTAGATTGGCTATTCTTGTTGATGACTTCAGAGAAGGAGGGTCAAATGCTGTTTATGGTATTCCAAGAGAGTCTTTCCCATATACACCAAACACTGCTGGAGATACCGAGACTGGATTTATATATGACCCAACAGCATATACGGGAGTAAGCATTACAGGATTTACTGATAACGAATTAGAATATGATGCTCAAGCAGTAAGACCAGAGCAATCATATCCATTTAATATATTGAATATAACTTGGAGTCAAGGCACTCAAAGAGCTACGGTAACTACTACAACTGATCACATTTATTATCCAGGTGATATTGTCAGCATTAAAAACACTATTTCTCAGGGAGTTGGAGTAGATGCAAATTACTGGAATGTCAGCGACGTAGAAATCATTACGGTTGGCGGCACTATTGTTGGAGCTAGAGATCAATTTACATTTGAATTTATTACTGCAACAACTCCACCATCAATATTGCAGAACAATGGTAGCGTAGAAAAAGTAGCAGAAGAATTAACAATTGATGTCAAAGTGTCTATTGCTGTAACAGTTACTGGACAAACAACAACAGCAAATATTACAGCAGTTTGGCCTTATGATTATAGCTTTATTTTAGCTGGACAAGGCACACCACAATTGTATAATACATGGACTAGAAGTGGTAGTGGATTGTATGTTGGTGATGAATTAACGTTGAAAACAGGGACTGGAACTTCTCTTCCAACTACATCAACTACTCAAATTAAATTTACTATTGGTGATGTTTTCAATGATACTGGCAGATTATATGGATCTGAAGATATCAAAGAGCAATCATACCTACCAAGCTCTTCGATTGGCACAAGGTATAAATCGTATGATACTGCTGTTTCTTACGAACTCCAAAGCACAAAAAATCTTTCACTATTCAAGAGAATTACTCAAAGAGCAGATACAAATGAAAGCGGCACTCTAAACGCTGATGATAGTTTTGAATTCAATCCAAATAATGTGTTTAATTTATTTGTTAAGAGAATTCAAGATTCTAGAAGTTCTTCTGGATCTAGTGAATTAACATGGAGATTAATTTATAAAGTTCCTAAAGATGGTTTTGGAAACATTAAACTCAGAGGACCAGAAGAGAAATTTACAATTCAATTAAAAGATCCAGCAATTAAATTCCCATTTACTTATGATACTTCTCCATCGGAATTTAACAAGTATCCAAAATCATATTATGTATCTAAAGTAGATCCAATCACAGAATACAGATTTAACGAGCAAGATGGTTATTACTTATTAACTATACTTGATGGTAACATTTATACTAAGAGTAATAATCTTCCATTCACTAACAAAATTGTTTATGGTAATCAAAGACTGATTGGATTAAATGGAGATCAAATTGATCACGTTGCACAAGATGCTTCAGATTCAATCGAAACAAATAGAACATTTATTCAAAAAGAAGCATCTGGATATTTGAAAGCAAAATATTCAAACGTTCCAGTATCTTCTCTTTCCGCTACTGCTGGTGTTGCAACAGTAACAACATCTAGAGATCACAATTTTGTTACTGGAAATACTATTACAATTTCTGGAGCTACTCCATCATCCTTCAATGGAAGTTATGTAATTACTACAACAAGCAGCACAGAATTTACTTATTCTGTTTCCGCTACTGGATCTGCAACTGGCACCATTACTGCTTCATTTGTTAACCCAAATGAATCAAAATGTAAGAGAGATATTGGTTATCTATTAAATGCAGTTATCTCCGATTTAAGAACTGGAGGAAATGCTAAGACTTTCGATGCTACAAAATTCTATTTTGATGCTGCAAATGATGTGCAGTTTATTTCGACAGAATTTACTCAATCAATTGATACTTACAACTACGCAAGAAACCTGGCAATTGCTTCGATGAGAAACTGGTCGTTCTATGCGACCGCTATCACGAGCAATACTGCCATCATTCGTGTCCCTAGCACACTTGGTATGGTTGTTGGTATGAAGGTCACACAGGTCAGTGTGATACCCTCTCCAGCGACTGCATACGAGAATTTAAACAGCACATACGAAGAGTTAGCAGGCACAGCACCAAATCAATATGTAGTGCCAAAAGCATCTAATACTATCACTACAAACATCCCAGCAAATACTTATGTTAAGAGAATTATATCAGCAACTGAAATTGAATTAGGGTCATCTTCCAGTTATATATTTGAGGGAAGCACTGTAACCACTACTGCTTCACCAGAAGTATTCCTACACTTCCAGTTAATCACTGGTAGAGGAGAAACCTGGACTTCTCCAGAAGCAAATAACTATCCATCTGTTAACTTTACTTTAAAGAGAGATTACAATGATAATTATGATATTGGTAGATTCTTAGATGGTAGTGCATTAATCACAGCAAACCGCCAAGAAATTATCGATAGAGGATTTGGCGAAATTGCAATTCAATATAACGAAGCTCAATGGGGTGATGATTGGGTTGTGCCAGGAAACACAATTCCATCTCAAATTAACAGATATTATGATGCATATCGTTTAGTACAAAAGAATAGAAACATTATTGTTGAGACTGCATACAAGACAGTAAATGACAACCCACCGTCACCAGCACCTGCAAACCTGCTTGAAAAGTGCAAGCGTGATATTGGTTTATATGTAGATGCTGTTACTCTTGATATTCTCAATGGTGATGGTAATCGCTATACTCGTAAGTTTATTCAACAGTATTTTGATTCTGGCACTGGTCTTCTTAACCTATATCTTAATGGCGAAGTAACTCAATCAAACACTGCCTTTGAGAAGGCAAGAGATGCTATCAAAGCAGCAATTACAAATACGCTATCTGGATTAACTGGTCTAGTCACCTCATCTCCTTATGGCGGCACATGGGTTGATGGATCAACTGGCACATTAACTGTTTACACAGATTTAACAATTGAAGCAGGCCCTGCTACTTTTGGTGGCGGTGGTGGAAACATTGCTAATAACAGCTCTTCTGCTTGTGCTGATGTAAGATCTGCAGTTGATACATTAACCTTGCTCATTACATCACGTTTGAGTGCTGGTAACATTAATGGAGCAAATGCTCTACCACCAGAAACCATTGGTTTTGCTGATCAAGCTGGAGAAACTGTATGCAAGCGAGATCTTGGTTACTTAGTAGATGCTGTTGCAGAAGACGTTTCTACAGGCGGTAATGTAAAAATTATTGAAGTCGCTAGAGGATATTTCCCAACTCAATACGACAATAATCCATCGATTGCATATATTGCTGGAGAAGAAGCACCTTCTATCTTCGCATTTAATGCCGCTAGAGATATGATGAAGAAGGCAGTTACCAACCAACTGTATTCTAAGAATCTAAATCTATCAGTCGGACCTGCCGAAGTAAATGGATCTGGCGGAAATATAACGTATTCTGCTTCTGGCAATTCAGCAACTTGCGTAGATGTGCAAAATGCAATCGTAACTCTGGTTGAAATTTTGACAACTACTATTAGTGAAGGTGATATAAGCACTCTAAATGATATTTCAGATCCAAATTATGTTGCTGCAAATTATGGCAATCATACTGGAGTTTATGGGGAGTGTGCTAGTGCTACCTATGCTATTGCTAACTACTTTGCAATTATCGAAGGTATCTTAAACGAAGAGACGGGAATTCAAAGAATCGAACCAACTAGAGGAACTTATCAAGTAACCGACGAAATTCTAGAAGGTTTTGGATTTGCACAAAACATCAATTATCTATATCCAGAAGTTGATTTAGACAATCCAAAGTGGAATCCCAAATCAGCAACATCTAGATGGAATGATGTTGTTGGAAACTGCATTATATTGAATAACTTCTTATCTCAAGACAAATATGAGAGAGTTACTCAGTATTCAATTACTGCAGAATCTGTTAGAAGATTCTTAAGAGACGTATTAAGCGGTGGAGACTATTCTCCTTATCAAGCGGTAAAACCAGCAGTACAAGCTTTTGGTGCTCTCAACATTCCTGGAGAATTTGGAATAGCATCAGAAGATGATTTAACTGCATCTAAATTTGAATCTCCATATATTAATGCAAATTATAATAAGTATGGAGTAGATCAATCTCCAGTTTTAGAATTTAATAACGGAATTCCAACATTCACCGAGAGATGTATTTTATTCAATGTGCCAACACCAGTTTCACTATATAGACCAGCAATTATTCGTGCATCTGGTCATACATGGGAATACGTTGGTTTTGGTCCTGGTAACTACTCAACTGCTCTACCACAATTCCAAGATGTCAACCTCAATATTCAGCAAAGAGTTAACTCACAAAACGTTGAAAGAGCGGGTGGATTTGCTGCTTCTTCGGGCACCAACTCTTTTGGTGACTTCTATATCGGCAACCAAGTTATTGACACTAAAGGAAATGCAACAAATACATTAAACTTCCCCAAAGTTAAAACCTCTGCAGAAAATAGACTCATCAACTTTAATGATGCTCTATCGCTTGCATCTAACTCATCGAGTGCTGCATTTAATCCATCATCATTCAGTAAGGTGCTGACCAATAACCTTACCGCACTACAGGAAGCACAAAGAAACGCTTTCAAGGCAGCAAACATCGAAGCAGCAAACTCCACAATTGGTAGTTTAAAAATCACTGGTAGAATTAGTATTGCTAATAGCGTCTTTGATAATACAGCTGCTTTCCCAGATGCCAGAAGAGATGAATATGGTTTTGTTAAGAGAGCATCACTCAACTGGTATAACAACGAGCCAGGAAGCGAGGAATTTAATTTACTAGATAACTCATATATCAGTCCAACTGACCTAGTTGATTGGGCAAACAAAAACTCTCTAATTCCATCAACACCAGTTACTTGGAATACAGTTTATGTGCCAACAGCTCAATTCAACGATGCTTCTAACGTTGGTATTGTTGATATTATCAATACTTTCAAAAAATCAGCAAACTTTATTGTAGAAGGTATTGATCCACTAGATTCAAGATGGTATGACCCAGTAACTAATACTATATCAATTCCTCTCGGCACTCCAATTGACTCAGAAAAACAAACTGGTATTCTGGAATATGAAGGAAGAGCTGGTTTGATTTTCATCTCATTCGCTCAATCAGTAAATGCTTCTGCCATCATTCCAACCAACATTTGGAAACCAGTTGACAACAATTGGAACGGTATTAGTGCAGAGGATGGATCACCGACTACATACTTAACAGGTAGATACTTCCTTGTTGGTTATTATATAACTGGAGGAAGAATTTTCCACACCACTAACGTAATCAATATTTGATCTATGCCAACTCCATTAAATTTTTATAAGAAAAATCCTTATAACGCTACTGGTGCTCTAAAAGTTGATGCTATATTTACAACAGATAACTCCCCTAAATTGGCAGCATTTCAGGGATGGTTATCTGATGGTGCCGTTGTTAATAGTTTGAATGATGCACTAATCTCTGAAAATATTGGCGTAGTAGATACCGAAGGTTTAAATGTTAACTTGTGTAATCGATTCGCTTACACTACGATGTCCAATACCAAATATTTGGATAAAGTTGACCTGTTAGTTGTAAGATTTCAAGGATTTATTAATCCGTTAAGAAGCACAATTACAAAAGGAGATTTCATTTCGTTTACAGCAAACGCATTATCGTTTGGTGGTTATACTGGATCAAGAGCTGGGTATGGATATAAAATTCAAGGTATCACAAAAAATCAAGAAGTTGATATCATAAACATGGTTTACAGTGCTGGCACGCAAAGTGTTACTGTAACAACTGATTCTGATCATGGATTACAAACTGGCGATAAAGTTATTATCACGAGAGTTGTGCCAACAGCATATAACTCAACATCGACTTCTGGTAATATTGATGTTATTAGGTTATCAAATACAACATTTAGATACAGTGTTTTAACTAATCCAGGTGCATACTCTTCTGGTGGTAAACTTTTAAAATTAGGAAAAACTTTAATTCTATCGGAAGCTATCAGAGGTAGAGGAATTAATACAAGTTTAATTTCATCTGGCACTACAGTAGTAACATTAGCAGCACCAGTAGAAGGACAAATTGTTTTAGGTCAGCGAGTAATTACTTCTCCAGTAACAACAATATTTAATTCCGCAACTACAGTTGTTGCCTATAATTCTGTTACTAGACAAGTAACTTTATCTTCTGGTGCTACAACAACTGCTAATCCAAATACAACTACTTTTACATTTGAAATTGATTCTTCTAATAGTTCACCATCCCTTCCTATTGGAGCAACTACAGAAAATGTTGCTACTACAAACGCATTTTCTTCTCAAAATATTGGATCAGTAGAATTTTTCCAGAGAGCCCAGACGCCATTCAATTATTATGTTCCTGGTGATTCTAGATTAAAATATTTTTGGTCATCATATGCTGCTCCAAGTTTTACATTAAATTTCGATGGGTGGTCACAAAACTTTTTAACTGGTGCTGGTGGTATTAATGGAGATAAAGGTGATTTAAGATTTGTAGATGGCGTTAGTGGATCGCAAGTTTTCATGTTATATGGCAACACACTTGCAACAGTAACTGAAGATACTTTTAACAATATTGATAAAATTTTGAATCTAGAAAGAGGTGAAAATGGAGATGATTATTCTCCTAGACTGAAAAGCGCCCTACTGTATATTTCAGCTTCTAACGAGCAAGGATCTTCTGGATCAAGAACTGACCTTTCTAGAGGTAGTGAAACTCCAGGAGTAACATTAAAGAAAACTTTAAATACTTTAAAAAATAACAATGGTTATTGGGTAGGAGTTATTGGTGGAGACTTGTCTGAAGCTAGTGCAAGCCAACCAAATAAAAATAGAATTGAAACATTTTTAAAAGATAATCCAGACTCCAATATTTTTAAAATTAGTAGTGTTCCCGCAGAGCAGGCAATTTACAGAAGACTGAGGGCAGATCCAAGAGGATTTACTCCAAGTGTAGGAACAGCGAAAACAGCTAAATTTGGAATTCCTATCGATCCTTTTAATTCGACTCTTTATGTTGGAACTAATGAAACTGGTCCTGGCATAGATGGCGATGGAATGTATAACATTTCATTAGAATATTATCATAATTTTACTTATGAAACTCCAACGCCAACTACGCCAATTACTTTAAATTCATCTATTAACAATTCGGTTACAACATTTACAGTTAATGATGCGTCTTCTTTGAAAGTCAATATTTTTATAAAAATTGATTCTGAATATTTTGCAATCACAGAAATAGTAAACAATCAATTAACAGTACAAAGAGCAAGATTGACATCGTTAGCTGCATCTCATTCTGCTGGAGCATCTGTTTCTATAGTTCCTTATTGCACATTACGAATAAAAAATTGTAACTTAGAAGGATTAAACGGAATCTACAAAGCATATATTACTGATTCAGTATTATCGACTAGCAAAAGTTTTTGGATAACATATAAAGGCACAACCCCAATACCAGAAATCGTGCCTAATGGAGTTTCTTCATTTGGATTTTTTGGGTTTGTTGTTAATTTAACAATGTTGTTTAGTGTGCCAAATACATTCTATAGAAGATCTACTTACAATTATTTGTATCCATCTGGAAGTATAGATCCAGAATCTAGTGGCATTGGTGATAAAAAAGAAGTTTTAGCAACAGTTAGAGTTAACGAAACTACAGGATTTTTGGAAAAAGGTACCACTACTTTTGGCGGCAAAATAAGTTTATATACTATACCTGGAGTAGGTTTTTATTCTGGTTTGAGCACAGGAACCTACTATTCATATTATCAAGATATTATTTTCCAATCTGCAATAACAGTATCTAATGTTGCAGGTGCTAGCACTACCATTACTAAAGTTTACGATGCTGGATTTACAAAAGTATTGAAGGGAGATATTTTAGAAACATTTGTAATTTTTGATCAAGTTAAATCGACTGTTGGTAGTTTTACATATGGAGATACGGATACAATTTATTCCACAATAACTGCATCAGATACTAATATAAGCGTAACGGGTGATTTCGGCGGAATTGATGTTTATGCAAAAATAAATCAACCTGGATCTACTACTATCGAAATAGTAAAAATTACTCAGGTGATTGGTGTTGGAGTTGGATCACCATTTGCAACTCAATTAGAAGTAATTAGAGGTCAACTAGGAACGACAGCACAACAATGGCCTGCTGGATCTATTATTACTTTATACCCAACTTTAACATTATCTAATCCAATTCAAATCAATCCATCTGTAAATGCAGATGCTTCATTTGTTAGTGGAACAGATACTATACAATTATCTAATGTAAGCGGTACAATTTTTATTGGTCAATTGATTACTGGATCTGGTATTCCATCAGACACAACAGTAGTTGACTACGAACCTACTGGTGGTATTCTTGTATTATCAAAAAATACAACTGCTGCTAGTGGATCTGGTACACCACCAGCAACTACACAATTAACATTTACCTCTACCATATCTTCAAATAATGTTGTTAGAGGAAAAAATATAAAAGCAAATAGTTCTGTAATTTACTACGATTCCAATACAAACGTGGTTACTATTTCCGATGACTTTTTAGGAATTCCAAATGTTTTTTCTCCAGCAGAACCTTTCGTTTATTTTGGAGTGCCTAACTTAACTAAAACAATTGATATACTAGTAAACAAAAGAAATAACTTTAAAGATATTTCAGCAACTGTATCTTTTCCTGGGTACGGTTATCAAGTAGGAAATGCTCTAACTCCATCACCATTATTAAATCCTTCATATAATATTGCTTCGGCATTTTGGACTTTTGAATCAGAAATCAACCCAACAGGATTGTTGTCTGCTGGTGTAGCAGCTCCAACAACATTCTCGATTGTCTACACCGAAAGAACGGGAGAGAGTAGCGGTGCGGGAGTCGGAGCAAAATTTACTGTTATTAGAGATGCTAACGGAACTTACAGAGTAAATATAACAGACTTGGGATCGGGATATGTATTAGGAGAATCTATTGTAATTTCAGGAAATGATTTGGGTGGAATTTCTCCAGATAATGATTTGACAATAACAGTAGGCCAAATTAATGATCTATCTAAAGTAACGATGCAAACCACAGAACCACATGGTTTCGTCCCTCCTGCAGGAAGAACAAGTTGTAGATTACTAATTAAAAATGTATCTCCAGGAGCATTTAATGGTAGATTTGAAGCGACTATCATTGATGAATTTACATTTACATATCCATTGCCAGATGATCCAGGTAGTTATCAAATAGGTGGCACAGTAAAAAATATTTCAATCGATGTTATCAACGATGCTTTTAGTTTCTTGAGTAATAAACTTTTCTTGAATATAACAGAAACAACAGATTTAGAATATCCATATATTAGATATTTTGAAACAGCAACGGTATTGGATAAAGTTGTTACTGTTACAACTGATGAAAATCACCATTTAACTTCAACAACAGGTACATCTACATTTGCGGCTGGGGCATCTACTATCACAATTACAAACCCAGTAACTACTAGTCAGTATGATATTGATTTATCTGGATCTGTTGGTCGAGCAGTAATTGGCACAGGTATTCAAGAAAATACTATAGTTACTGCAGTGAATGGAAATACTATAACTCTATCAAGACCAACTGCCACAGCACAAGCAGTTGCAGTTACAATAAGAGTTACAGATAGAGTTAATGTTGGTGGAGTTTCTAATGACACTAGAGTTTCTTGGAATGAATTCAACGCACCAGTTACTGTTTTAAACGATACTCAATTCCAATATACTATTTTGTCTAGTGGAAACGAAGGTCTTTGGATTTCTGGAGGATACATTACTGATCCACGCATTCTTCCATTTGGAGGTGTATATACAAAGAATTTCGATAGAATGATTTTCTTGAATATTTCTGATCAAGATGTTGGTGGTGAAATAAATCCAAAAACGGAAGATATTGTCGGATCTCCTCCAGTTGCTACAGATAACATTATTCCAGCAAGAAAGGCAAGAGACTTTTTGGTTAGAAGTTTAAATTTCAGACAAAGATCCAATGATAATGATGTGGTTAGATCTGGATCTAAACATGATTTTGTAGTGACTGCTGTTAATACTTTGGGTATTTCTCAAATTACAGATGCACCAATAACTGCGGTTGAATACGAAAACAATAGAATATTAGCAACCACTCCCCACAATTTCCCAATTTCTGCAATAACAAACACTTCAACCACAGTTACAGTAACCACTGGTTATGCTCATCCATTTATTGTTGGAAACAATATATTAATTACTGGGTCTAGTGTTGCGGAATACAATGGAGAATTTACTATTTTAACAGTTCCTAACACTACGAGTTTTACATATCAGACAGTTATAGCAGCAACTACAACACAAACAATACCAACAACTACAGCAACTTGGAGTAATGCTGCATCAACAATTACCGTAACTTCATCTACTGGTATTTCATTAGGACAATATGTTATTGCTACTGGCATTCCTTATCAGACACAAGTAACTGAGATTAATGGTAACATTATAACTATTTCTAAAAATACTACAGCAGCTCAAGCAACAGCAGCTACGGTAAGATTTTCTTCGGTTACTACTGGATCTAAACATCATTTGTATGAAGGTAATTTAATTGATGTAAATGATTTTGCAAATACTTTCTTGAATAGTAGCTCTCAGAATGACACCGTATTAGAAATCGTAGATGATTATAATTTCTACTATGGACAACAAGAGCAATCTGATGGTGCTTTCTTAGGAAAAGATAGATTAGTGGTAACTGGAGTGATTCCAACCGCAACATTACCACCCACTAGACTAGGATCATTTACTAAAAATTCTGATATATTCCCAGAAGGAGTTGATGAAATTACTGTGGTCGGTAATCTCAGAAATGTGCCTGGATTAGATGAATTAGCAGATCATTATGTCGTTAACTACGCTAGTCAGGGTGGTCAAAGTCTTTACACAACATTTAGAATTTCTTTGACTCAAGGTGGAGCAAATGAAGTTTTCCAAAAATCTATTTCTAATATTGAATATGTGCAAAATATAAACAAAGCGACTGTGTTTACAGACGGACCACATAGTTTACAAACTGATGATATTATCACTATTAGTAATGTATCTCCATCTGCATATAACGGAAATTATAGAATAACCAAAATTTCTTCAAGTAGTTTTAGTTATTCTCCACCACAAGTTAAACCAACTGCGATATTACCAAATATTGAAGGATCCACATTATATAATTTTAATGGGGCAACTACCGCTGCAACATATTCACAAACTACCAATACTATAACTGTTACCAGTAACGGTCACGGATTGTTAGTTGGACAAACAGTTTATCTAGATTTTACTAGTGGCACTGCAACCGATGGATATTACGCCGTATTAACTTCTGCTGCTAACTCTTTTACTGTTTATAGATCTACTTCGGCAACTACTTCTGGTAACGTCTCTTGGACAAGAGCATACTCTACTGTATTAGCTTTAACTAACACCCAGATTACAAAAACAGTAAGTGCTAATACAACAATAGGATCCACATTATTACCCGTTACCTCAGTCACTGATGTTACGATAGGTCAATCTGTAGTTGATGGATCTTTCAATAGAGGCACTTCTTTAACAAACAGAATTCAAGCAGGAACCAGAGTTATTAATACAGTTACTGTGGGAGCACAATTATACATAGAAATAAACAATCCTACGGTTGGTGCAATATTTGATGGTGCTGGCACTGACAGTCAAATTGATTTAATTTCAAGCAGAAAAGATTCATACGCCATAACATTATCTTCTGTGACTAACTTACATGTTGGTCAACTTATAACTACTGATACATCTCAATTTGCTTCAACTGCAATTATTGAAAATATCAATACTACTACCAATACTATTGGTCTTAGTTCACCTATGCTAGCAACCATACAGACTGGCACATATTCAACGGCATCTGGTGTTGCGACAGTAACTTCAACTTCTCATGGATTATCTATCGGTGATAAAATTTATCTAGATGCCACAACGGGTACAGAAACAGATGGTTATTATGTTGTGGATACTGTTCCAACTGCAAACACATTTACATACGTAACTTCAAACGGATCTAGAACAGGTAACACATCTTTCCAAAAGATTCCTGGAAGAATTATCGCAGCAAGTAACGTAGCGCAAGCAAAATCATTGAAAGTTTCTTCTGTTACTGGAGTTGTTGCTGGATATTCTGTTTCTGGACCAAGTTTGCCAGCAACAACTACAGTAACTTCTATTGATTCTGCAAACAATAGAGTATATTTGTCAGAAAGATTAACTGGTACATTTACTCAACCAACAGCATCTGGATCTTTCTCTTCTGGATCAACGACTGTTTTATTGAGTAGTATTACTGGCACGGTTGCTGTTGGTCAAACTGTTAGTGGATCTGGTATTGCTAGTGGCACCACAATAACTGGTTACAATACCGCCACATCAACTATAACTTTATCTTTAGCTACTACTGCAGCAAGTGGAGTTGGAGATCCACCAGCGACTACTCTACTGACATTTAATGATACTATTATTTTTGGAGTTGGAAGTTATAATAATAATGGTCTTATAACTCCAGTATTTACTCCTATAGTAAACAATACATTACAAAGAAGAGGAGTATATTCCAATGGATCTATTAATGTTATTCCAGATAAACTAGGGTGGGATCACGTTGGGTGTGCTAAAGGAAGTAGAGGTGCTATATTCTTCCAACTTGGATTTGCAAAGAGAATGTCTGGTACTGCTGGATCTACCACGTTAACAATTTCATCACAAGCTCCTTATAACGAAACCACAATTCCTTCAGGTATTCTTTCTGGTTATTTTGTGTATGGAGAAGGAATTCAAGGCGAAACTAGAATTCTGTCAACTACAAACAACACAATAACAATCGATAAACCATTACTGACAACTATTACTGATGAAAATGTAGGGATATCACGAAAAGACTCACCTTCAATCTTCCCTAAATATACCGTAGAATTCGGCAGAGTTTTAGGAAAGACTTTTGCTGAATGGTTATTTAAAGTTGCTTAATGACAATACTATGGATACAACAGAATTAAGAGAAAACTTCACAAATCAACTTGCTAATGTAGAGACTCAAATTGCTAAACTAGAAGATGATTTAGTTAAAGCAAAAGAGTATCGTTTTAAACTTCAAGGTGGTTTAGAAACTTTAGATCTTCTAAACCCCCCACAACCAACAGAAGAAACAACTGAAGAAAATACATGACAACCTCCCCTTCTTATAAATACATAAGAAGGGGTTTATTCTAGGTGCGTAATGGCAGTACCATTAAATTTTCCTATAGATAGGGGGAGTGATTTTGAAGCAGAGTTAACATTAAGAGAAGATGATGGATCTCCAATTAATTTAAATAATTTTGTCATCGAGGCAAAATTTAGTAAAAATTATGTTACTACAGAGAAAGTATCTTTTACTGTTTCTGCTATAGATTTATCAGCAGGAAAGATAAAAATAAAATTATCTCCCTCTCAAACAGCAGCTATGAAATTGCATCGTTATGTTTATGATGTGAAAGTCACAGCACCATTGAATCAAGGTGGAGCAAAGACTAGAGTATTAGAAGGTTTACTTTACGTTAATCCAGGAGTAACATGAAATATAACGTTTCAGTATCTTCTTCTAGTAACATCGACGTTACTGTAAAAAATTACAGAATTAAAAAATCGGTAGATGTAGATACTAATATTGATGTAAATGTTACTGCATCTCAAATTGAATTGAGTGGGTTATCAGATGTAAATCCAAATGATAAATCTAATAATTATTTGCTAATGTGGGATGCTACAACACAAAAACATGTTTATGTGCCACCATCAGAAGTGCTTGATAGAGCAGATGGTGTAAACGATGACTCTTTAGATTATGGATCTTACTAAATAATAATAGGAAAAAAGTAATCATAGGGTAACAATGGCAGATCCACGTTTACAGCTTCGCAGAGGCACACAGTCACCAGCAGCTGCTGGAGTAACTACCGCATTAGCAGGCGAACCATTTTTTGATACTACTAATGACAATCTATGGGTTGCTGATGGAGCTTCTTCTTTTGTGCATATTGGTGGTGCAAGTTATACGAGCAGAATTGATAACTTTTTAACTGCTCATACTGGCACGGTATCTGCAATTGTTAAAATTGGTGATGCTGATAATTCTGCACAGATTTCACTTACAGCACCAACAACTTTAACAGCATCATATACATTAACTTTACCAGATAATGATGGTGATGCCAACCAAATTCTCCAAACTAACGGAAGTGGTGTTTTATCTTGGGCAACTGTTTCCTCTTCATTTACTGTTGCTGGTGATACTGGCACTGATTCGTTTACAACTGGTGGCACATTAACATTTACTGGCACAGATCCTATTGATACTGCTGTCACTAACGACACTGTAACTATTTCTGTTAAGACTGCTAGCACAACCGTCAAAGGGGTTGCTTCATTTAGCAGCGATAATTTTGCTGTTGATGTTAATGGAGTAGTTACCATCAAAGATGATGGTGTTATTTTAGGCACAGAAACAACTGGCAATTATGTTGCTTCTATTACTAATGGATCGGGAATCACAGGTGGTAATGGAGGGTCTGAAAGTGCTGCTCTAACACTAGCACTTGACATCAATGGTCTTACAGCAGAGGCTGCTATTGCTGATGCTGATACATTCCCATTCTATGATGCCACAGCATCAGCAAATCGTAAAGCAACAGCAGATAACCTCAGAGATTATGTTTTGGGTGGTGTGTCGGGTGACATCACAATTAACGCTTCGGGTGTTGCTTCTATTGGTGCTGATGCTGTTGAACTTAGCGTAAATACAACTGGCAACTATGTTGCTAGCATCACTTCTGGTAATGGTCTAACTGGTGGCGCAACTGGTGAAGGATCTACACCAACTCTTGCTGTTGGAGCAGGCACAGGTATTACAGTTAATGCTGATGATGTTCAACTTAAGAATGCTGGTAGCTTGAGTGGTGGCACTGTAATGGGTTGGAATAGCACCGACACAAACCTAGAGAATTCTCCTATCACTTATTTAAATAGTGATGTTGCCATCACTGGCGACCTTACCGTAACTGGTAACGATATTAAGTCAAATGGCGGCACAACTGCTATTACTCTTTCTGGTGCTAACGTAACCATTCAGGGTGACTTAACAGTTGCTGGTGCAACCACAACGCTAAACACTCAGACTTTAAGTGTCGAAGATCGTATTATTGAATTGGGTCTCATTAATGGAGCAGCTCCAACTGCTTCAACTACATGGGATACAGCGGTTGCTTTCAACTACTTTGCTACTACTGCGAAGAAGTCCGCTATCGTTTGGGTAGATAATGCTGGATTTGAGCTTGCTGCTACTATCACAGAAGCTGCAGATACTGGCAGTGCTGATCCACAGATTACAGTTGGAACTCGCGCTGCTTTAGGTATTGCTTCTTTATTCATTGGATCAATTGGCACCCCAACAAACGAAGTTATCACTTCAAGCAAGACAGTTGTTAACGTAACAATCGACTGCGGAACATATTGATAAATAGTTGAAATTGTTTTGTGAATGATGGAAGAAATTCAACTAGATTATGCTACTTTAGTATCTGTATATCAGTCTAAGGTCAGCGAATTAACTAATCAACTTATTTTATTAGAAGCAAAAAATCTTATCTTGACTAAAAAATTACAAGAATTGTTAAATAACGATTCTCCCGAAGTGAAACCATCCACATCTCGTAAAAAGTCTGTAAATACAGATTCAGATGCTGGAAATTATTGACCCTACATAGGACATATAAATGGCCGACCCAAAGGTACAGGTATTAAGATCAGCAGTTCCAAGTAAAGTTCCAACTACATCACAACTAGATTCGGGAGTTGTGGCCATCAACACATACGATGGCAAGATGTATTTTAAAAAAACTCAAGGGGCTGTTGAGACAGTCGTTGAGGTTGGAGCATCAGATGTTCGTCTAACTGAGTGTAAAGTTCTTGATGACATTTCAGGATCTTTCAATGGAGTCACAACTCAGTTTACAATCTCATCATCAACATTAAAGTTTTTAAATACAGAAGTTAACACAGAAGGAAGATTGTTAATTTCTGTTGGTGGTGTAATTCAGGCACCAGACCCAACACAATCTGCTGGTTTCTTCATCAGTGGTGGGACAGATACGATTACTGACCCAATTAAAATTAATTTTGTGGAAGCACCAAAAGCAGGTCAAGAATTCTTTGGAATTGCTTTTGGTCTTAACTCTCCTCCAGAGCAGGTGAGTATTCCAGAAGAAAGAATTATTGCTTACTCTCTAATTTTAGGATGATTTAAAATGGCAAAAAGAAAAGAAGAACAATGGGTATTTGATGCTAGTGCCAAGACAGTAAAAGTTCCAGGTCATATTGAAACACACGATCTCTTGATGATTGTGAATGCCACTGATGGTATTATTATTGCCAATCAATTTGACCCAGGCAAAGGTTGGACAAGATCACATGCTCACATTTATCCAGGTGATCCAGGATTCCCTGACCCAGATTTTCCATGGTCAATTGATGGCACCTGCACCTTCACTCTAGACTATGATACCACAGCAATGAGTGACGATGACGAACTCTCAATTTATATTGAGGATGAACGTCACGGAGTTAAAACTAGACCATTTGATTTTGGCACAGACGCTATTGAGCGTATGAGAGTTGCCAATCCAGAATCACTTATTGACGCTGACTTTGAATATGGTCTACAGGCAACCAAGTGGCACAACATTGGATTGAATAATAATATTCCATCATTCTATGAGTCTCCTGGTGCTGGTTTAAATGTCACCGATGTTTCTTCTGGTGGCACTGGCGGTGGCGTAACATATTCTACTATTACTGTAACTGTTACTGCCAACTCTCCTGCTGTTGGAACTCCAGTTTCTGTTTTTGGTTTAACTAATAGCCTTGCTGAAGGTGTGTTTATTGTTTTAACAAGCACAGCAACAACATTTACATACCAAGCAAAAGGTTTGATTGTTTCTGGATCAATTTTTACTCCATACACAGTCGTTAAGTCTGGTAGTATTTTCACGGGGTCTCCTTTACCAATTTCCACTATGACTGGTAACGGTAATGGTGGTATTGTAACTGTTAATTTCTCCAGTAATCATGGATTATATCCAGGATCTCCAATTACGGTAGTTGACTCCACTGCTGGTTCTCAAGCATGGGAGGGTAATTATTTTGTATCTCAAGTTGTTGATTCCGATACAATTACCTACAGCACAGGACAAAACGTAGGCACAACAATTACAACAACAAATGTCTCAATTTATGCTCGTAATGATAGTTTCTTTATTCACCGACCATTTGATGGTGGTGTAATTATGGGACCATTTCTTCCAGTTTTTGGATTGGAAGCAAAGAGACAGACAAAGAGATACTTCCGTTATCAGTCAGGTAAGGGACTATTCTTCTCAACTGGAACATTATTCTGTCCAGTTTTTGACGTTGATTCAATCACCTATTCTTCTCCAGATATTACCGTGACTACCCAAATTGAGCATGGTCTACAGCCAGGAGCAAGAGTAAAACTTTATGGTATTACCTCAGCAAATTATGAAGGAGAATATACAGTAAAAGCAGTAACAAGTGATTTAGTATTTACTGTTGCTGCTGGTGGTACGGCTCCAACAGTAACTCCTGCTGTATTGGAAGCACAACCAAGAGTTGCTGTAGTTAATTGGTCTGGTGCTTCAGTAAGGACTGGAATGTTTGACGATACAAACGGATTGTATTGGGAATATGATGGTCAAGAGTTATATGTTGTAAAGAGATCTTCCACTTTTCAACTTGCTGGAACGATTGCTGTTACTAACGGATCAACTTTGGTTACAGGAACATCAACAAGATTCCAAGACCAATTAAAAGTTGGAGATAGCGTAAGTATTCGTGGTCAACGTCATGTCGTAACAGCAATTACATCTCAAACTTCATTAACTGTTGCTCCAGAATATAGGGGATCTTCCCAAACTGGTGGCGGAATTAAAATGACCATTATTCGTGAACTTAGAATTCCTAGGTCAAGTTTTAACTACGATAAGTTAAATGGGGAAGGTCCATCTGGTTATAATGTGCGCCTTTCTAAAATGCAGATGATGGCAATTCAGTGGTCATGGTATGGTGCTGGATTTGTTGATTTTATGATTCGTGGACCACTTGGAGAATTCATTATTGCTCATCGTATGCCTGGTAACAACGTAAATGATGAAGCATATATGAGAACAGGTAACTTACCTGCTCGTTATGAAGTATCCAACATTTCTGCTATTGATAGATTAGCATCGGCATCAGGAACTTCTGGCGATTTAACTTTAGAAGATGCCTTTAGATTTCCTACTCCAGAAGCAGGATATCCAGGTTATGTTGCTATTACAAGTAACCAATCAGGAACTGTATTCACTGAAGTTATTTCGTATACAGGAAAAACTGGTAATGCTTTAACTGGCACAACTAGAGGAACATCATATACTCAATTCCTCGCTGGTGCTTCTAGAACTTTTAATGGCACAACAACAGCACGAAATCATCCAGCAGGATCAAGTGTAATTCTATTGAATACATCATGTGCTCCAACAATTTCACACTGGGGATCTGCTGTAATTATGGATGGTAACTACGACCCTGACGTAGGATACTTGTTTAACATTGCTGATTTTAACATCTCTATTGCTGGTAACACAACTGAAACTGTATTGCTATTCCGTCTTGCTCCGTCAGTAAGCAACACTCTTCCAGGAAATTTAGGTGATCGTGAAGTTATTAATAGATCAGTTATTCAATTATCTGAATTGGAAATTCAAGGTGATAAATCTCTAGAAATTGCGGGTGTAATTAATCCATCAAATGATTTTAGTGCTTTAACTTGGGTCAATGCTTCTACTCAAACACTAGGAGCTTCCACTACAGTATTCCAACCATCGTTTGCTCAATATGTTGCTAACGCTCAATTCTCATCAGCACCAACAGGAGGAGAAGTTATCTTCAGATACATCACTCCACCATCAAGAGCAAACAAATCATCTTTTAATTTGTCAAGCGTAAAAGCAATTGAAAATGGAATTATTGGTGGTAACGGAACTTATCCAAATGGTCCCGAGGTTCTTGCTCTTGTGATTTCAAACAAAGAAGCTCAGTTGGCAACGATTGACTTCTCACTTAAGTGGACGGAGGCACAGGCATAATGGCTGAATTATCAAGGTCACAGATTCTAAAAAATCCAGAAGTATTAGGCACTGGAACTTCTGGAGCACAGATTATTCTTCATGATGGAGATGAATCTAATCATGTAGCACTCAAAGCACCAGATGTAATCTCAACTAATTTCACTCTCACATTCCCAGCAAACGACGGCAACGCTAATCAGTATCTACAAACTGATGGCAATGGAATCATGAGTTGGGTTTCTGCTGGTCTTCAGACACCTGGAGGAGCAGAAGGATATATTCAATATTATAGCTCTGGATCATTTGCTGGTGCTGCTGGAGTTACAACAGATGGCGTTCATCTTACTCTTAAGGCAGCAGGGGAAGTTAGATTTGCTGATACCGATAGCAGTAACTATGTCTCTTTCAAAGCACCAGGAACTGTTGCTGCTAACAGAGCATATACACTCCCAGCAACGATTGGATCCGTTGGTCAGGTATTAAAAATTGCTACTGGTGCTACAGCAACGGCAGCAACACTTGAATGGGCAGATGATTTACAAGCAGCAGGTTCTTCTACTGCTAGTGGTGCTGCTGGATCTGTTCAGTTATCTGATGGTGCTGGTGGTTTTACTAGCGATGTAAATATCACTTACAATACGACAACTGATGTATTAACTTTGGGTGGTAGTCTAACGGCAGAAGCAATCACAGTGAATAATCTTTCGTTTGACTTAAATACAATCTCATCATCTTCTGGTGACATTATTTTAAGTCCAAACGTAGCAACAAGTATATACAGCAATAAACCATTAAACCTTTATGATTCTGATAATAGTAACTTTGTTGGTTTACTTGGAGCAGCAGTAGTATCAAGTAGTTATCAACTTCAATTTCCTGGAGCAGTTGGTGCTGTAGATGATGTTGTAGCAATTACTGCTGTGGCAGGATCTCCATCCACTGCTACATTAAGTTATATTAGTAACTACAGAACAATTAATTTCTTGATTGATGGTGGATCATCTGCTATTACTGCTGGCGTTAAGGGATTTGTGGTTGTGGATTTTGATTGTGAAATTTTACAATGGACAATTCAATCCGATCTTCAGGGAAGCATTGTTGTTGATGTTTGGAAGAAAGCATATGCTTCCAATACTGTTCCAACATCAACAAATAGCATTTCTACTTCAGCAAAACCAACTTTGTCTAATTCATTAGCAAACCAAAATACATCATTGTCAGGGCAATGGTCAACTTTGACCATTTCTGCTGGTGATGTTTTGGCATTTAATGTGGAAGCAACACCATCTACAGTAACTAAAGTTACAGTAGCACTTAAAGTAAGAATGACTTGATAGGAGATTAATTATGGCATGGACATTTGTTGCTGCTGGTGCTGCTACAACTAGAGGTGGTTCTAGTCCAATAACAAACTGGACAATTCCTTTACCTGCTGGGGCGGCGGTAGGAGATTTATTGGTATTACAAATCCAAACTTTTGGTGTAAACGCATCTCCTCCAGTTCCACAAAATCCCACAGATTGGACTCAGGTAGCATTGATTACCAATGGCGGAACTAGCAATCATCGCCATTATTATGGATACAGAGAATTTACAACTGGAACAGCAAATCCAGTTGTTTCATTTACTGGAACTGGAACAACAGGAAACGCTGGAGATAGTTACACAGCAAGAACTTTAGCATTTAGACCAGGCGCAGGATTTACTTGGGAGATTGATGTTATTGGAACAGAATCCACAAACGCTTCAGCAAACAGCATTGGTCCAGCAACAGGAATCACTCCAACTACTTTGAGTGGAGGAGCAAGTTCTTTAGTTGTAGGTAGTTTTGGCAAACCAAACGACTTTCTGAGTGGAGGAACAGCACCAACAAACTACACTGGATTGCTTACAGAAACTACAACAGGATCTGACGCTTCGTGTTATTTTATACGAAGGTTGGATGCTCCACAAACAGCAACTGGAAACTTAACTGTAACTGATACTGGTCAGCCTGGTGTTGGTGCCAGCATTCTGACAAGTTTTAAAGAAGTTGCTGTCGTTGTTGCTGATGGTGGTAGATCATACGGAATCATTATCTAATAAATACTTAAAAAGTAGTCTAAAATAATGGCAAAGCCAGCATCGAGAGAAGAATTAAAAGATTATTGTCTACGAAAATTAGGCGCTCCCGTGCTCGAAATTAACGTGGATGATGATCAAGTAGAAGATGCTTTAGATGACACGTTTCAGTTTTTCCAAGAGCGTCATTTCGATGGCATGGAAAAAATGCACCTTAAACATGTATTAACTGAAGCAGAAGTCAATAGATTTAAAACAAACAATATTCCCCACATTGCTGCGAATGGAGATGTGTGGACGGAAAGAGGAAACTATATTGAATTACCAGATCACATCGTTGGTGTGGAAAAAATCTTTGGAGTAACTTCAAGTAGCATCAGAGGAGATCTATTTGGTATTGAATACCAGATCTTCTTGAATGACCTCTATGCTTTTGGATCTATTGACATCCTTAACTACTACATGGTCAAGACCTACATCGAAACCCTCGACATGGTTTTGAATACTGGATCACTCATTCAGTTTAGATTTACCAAACGTAATGGTAAACTCTATATTGACTACGATCCAGCAATGTTAACTAAAGATAAAATTCTTATCATCGAGTGCTATCGTGCTCTCAATCCTCAAGACCTTCCAAAAATTTATAATGACTTCTGGGTGAAGCGTTATGCTACTGCTGCTATTAAAAAGCAGTGGGGTCAGAATCTAATTAAATTTAATAACGTGCAATTGCCTGGTGGTGTTTCCATCAATGGTCGTCAAATCTACGAAGATGCTATCAGAGAGATTGAAGACATTGAATCTAAGATTATCTCTGATTATGAATTACCACCACTAGACATGATCGGATAATATGAAAAGCGTACATTTTCCACAATTAGGTGGCGTCAATACTGAGCAACAGTTAGTGCAAGATCTGGTCGATGAGCAGATCAAGTTGTTTGGTATGGATGTATATTATGTGCCAAAACATATGTTAATTGATCGCACATTAAATGATGTGGTGCTAAATGAATTCAAAGAATTCTACATGCTTGAAATGATGTTGATTAACGTAGAAGGATTTGGTGGATCAGGTGCAGTCGCAATGTCTAAGTTTGGTCTAAAGTTGAGCGACGAAGTTACCTTTGCTGTTTCCAAAAGTAGATTCTTAGAAACGATTGCAAAGACTCTAACTCTCAAGGTGCAAGACAGACCTAATGAAGGTGATCTGTTGTATGTGCCAATGACTAAAAATCTATATGAAATTAAGTTTGTTGAAAGAGAAGTGCCTTTCTATCAACTCGGAAAGAATTACATTTTTTCATTGACATGTGAGTTGCTTGAGAATGCAGATAATCTATTCGATACTGGCATTGACGAAATAGATGATCTTGCTCAAGAAGCACATGTATTCCCAGTCACGGTAAAGACTGGTGGCACTGGCACATATGTTGATGGCGAAGTTGTTTCGCAAACATATACAACTCCAGATGGAGATACCGTTACCGTTACTGCTAGCGTTGCTGATTGGTATGCACCCGATAGAAAGCTTCGTCTTACCTATATAAATGGAGTATTACAAACAAATCTAGCACTTGTCGGTGAAGACAGTGGTGCTTCATGGGTTGTTGATTCTTTCTCTACGATTGATTTTGACATTGACAATTATGACAATGCTGAAAACAAATGGTATGAAGATAAGGGCGATGAGTTATTAGATTTCTCTGAAAGCAATCCGTTTGGTGAATATGGAGATCAGGAGGATTCATTCTAATGTTAGGCAATTCACATTTTTATCACGAAATTATTAAAAAGAATGTAAAGGCATTCGGCACTCTTTTTAATAACATTCAAATCGAAAAGAAAGATCCCGATACGGGAGAAGTTATTCGTCAAGAAAAAGTTGCTCTTGCATATGGGCCCAAGAGTAAGTTTCTTGCTCGTCTAGATCAAGACCCAAGCACAGAGCGCAAAGTAAGTATCACAATGCCTCGCATTTCATTTGAGATGATTGACATCTCATATGATGCAGCAAGAAAGACTTCACCCATTCAAAAGTATCTGAAAACAGATGGTGCTGATGCAGTCAAAGTGCAATTCATGCCTGTGCCATATAATCTTGGATTTGAATTGGCAATCTTATCTAAGACTCAGGATGATGCCCTTCAGATTCTTGAGCAGATTCTACCATACTTCCAACCATCTTTCAACGTTACAGTAAATCTCATTCCTGAAATGGATGAGAAGAAAGACCTTCCAATCATTCTAAATGATGTGTCGTATGAAGATGATTATGAAGACGATATGATGAGAAGAAGAAGTATCACATATACGTTAAGATTTACTCTTAAAACTTACCTATACGGCCCAGTCAGTGATGCCGCTATCATTCGTAAGGCAACTGTATTTGAATCTATTGGAGATTTCAATCAGCATCGTAGAGTATTGAAGTATGAAGTTTCTCCAGAAGCTACAGAAGATATGAATGGAGATAATGTGATTGATGCTTCAGATGATGCATTACTAATGCCAGATGATGACTTTGGATTTAACGAGGGAATTGAATTGCTATGAGTAAATTTGACGACAACATGGAAGAAATTTTTGATATAGCACCTATTGAAGAAACCACTGAAATGATTACACAAGCAAATGCTGAGGTTAGCGTTGATGCTAATAAAGATTATGAATACACGAGAGGAGAATTATACAGACTTATCTCTCAAGGTCAGGAAGCAGTGCAGGGTGCTTTAGAAGTTGCACAAGAATCGGGGCATCCTAGAGCATATGAAGTTGCTGTAAATGCAATGAAACAAGTTTCTGATATGACAGATAAACTCATTGACCTTCAGCACAAGATGAAAAATCTCGGCAAAGAAGATAAAAAGTCAGCACCAACGACAGTCAACAATACTATGTTTATTGGCACTACTGCTGATTTACAAAAGATGATTAAAGACGCGGCAAAGAATAAATAGAAAATAAACGGAAGTATCATGGCACTCAAAGTATTGGCGGCGGAAACGACGCTTACATCAGCTACTAATGTTGGATCGGCAACGGTTGTTAGAGTCATCAACACTAGCACAGCAGCACTAGTTACTCGCAAAGATGTTGACGGAAACACTATTGGCAGTTTCACAATGGCAGCAAATGAAGTTGCTTTTGTAGAAAAAGATCCAACAGACACACTAGAAGGTGGCGCAGCATTTAAAGCATGTAAAGTTGCGTATTCAATCTGATGGCACAATATAGTAAGCATTATAACAACTATCTACCACAAGAGAAAACCAACTTTGAAGTGGTGATGCTTGCCGATAACTACGGCAACATCAACGCTGGCACAGGAGGAACTGCCACCGATGCTTTTGGTAGAAATAGACAATCATCTCCACAGACATTGTTTGATAGTCAGCATCGCTATGCTGAAAACTCTTACTGGGATACATCATTAACTGGAGCAGCAGGTAAGCAATATAATATTAATGAAAGCAGTATTTCTTTAAGTGTCTCTGGTGTTTTAAACGATAAAGTAATTAGACAAACAAAAAGAGTATTTTCCTATCAACCAGGAAAGTCTTTATTGATTATGAATTCATTTGTATTCAATGCTCAGACAATAGGTGTTAGACAGAGAATTGGATACTTTAACGAAGACAATGGAATCTTCTTTGAGAATGACGGCACAAAAAATTACATCGTAATGCGTAGAAAACTTACAGGTGGTGCTGCTACCGAAGTTAGAATTCCACAGGAAGAATGGAATACAGATCAATTTGATGGCACTGGGCCAACACTAAGAACTTTAAATATTGCCAAAGCAAATATCTTCTGGAAGGATATTGAGTGGTTGGGTGTGGGTGATGTTCGCTGTGGATTTGTTGTTGACGGAAGAATGGCAATCGCCCATGTTTTTCATGGAGACAATGTAAACGATACCACTTACATGACCACTGCCATTTTACCAATTCGTATTGAAATAGAAAACACTGCTGCTACTGGTGTCACTTCAACCATGAAGCAGATTTGTAATACAGTAATCTC